TTAAGATTGCTTTTCTTCTTCATCTAGATTTAACACTTTTGCTGCATTGTTATCATATAGCTTTAAAATCGCCTCTGTTATTATGTTTGGGGTATTTTCCCCCATTATTACCTCTACTTCTATATCCTCTGCTTTCATATATATACCTCCTATAAATAAATTTAAAGTTTATCACTTTACATATTTGTTTATATTACAATTTTAACATAAGTTTATATATAATCTATTATTCTATCGGTGGTGGTAATTTAGTAATACCTGCCCAATACCCATTTTCATATTTAATTAAATTTAAAGAATAATGTCTTTTTAAATTAAATAAATCCTCAAGTGTAAATCCTTGCTGCTGGAACTCTTCTTTTAATTCATTATAATTTGTTTTATCTGATCCACTTATTAATATATAACTTGTATTAGCAGTTCTTAACTTTTCTCTTATTTTTAATTCATTAATATACATTGTTGATATTATAAACTTACCACCAAATTTAGCACATTGACTGAGCTTTTCACCTACAAATATTTGAGAACTATTTAACTGATTTAATTCATCTGTAATAATATTTACCGTTGTTCTATCATACCTATTAGGTATCTTAGCAGCTCTCATTTGTAATGCTAACCATATTTTTGTAAGCCAATAGGTAGTTATAATATCACGTTCTTCAGGTGTCCCAAATCTATTCTCAGGCATTTTTATAAATATAGCTTTATTCTTTTGTATTTCATCAGCTAAATTAATATTATCTTTAGTATCTTTCTTAAGCATAAGTTCTAATACTGTATTTTTCTTTAATTTATTAACTCTATTAAGTATCCCTTGGACATAACTTATTCTAGTTCCTATTACTTCAGGTGTATTATCTTTATTCCCTTTGCTCCATTCATCTAATTCTTGTAATGCTAAAACATATTCTTCTACATTTTCTTTTTGTTCTCTTGGAATTTTATTAATATACTCATATCTTAATACATGATCTTGTAATATTTGAAAAACGTCTTTTATAGGACCATTATTAATAAATACAACTATAGCTGCAGCATCTAAATATCTTTCCATTCTTGCCTTTAAATCACTATCATCATTAATAGAGTTAATTAGATACTCTAATTGATTGGTTTTAAGTTTAGCATTATTATATTGCTCTAGAGGTTCTTCTGTTTCAATATCTAACTCATTATATCCTAATCCTTCTAAGTTCTTGAAATTACTCAAATCTATTTCAAGTATTTTTTCATCTGGAACATATTTCTTTATATCTTCACTCAGACCACAGTTCTCTATAAAATCTAATACCACTACACATTCTCCAGCTTTTAAACTATCATTAGATAAATTACATAATGCTGTTGTTTTACCACTTCTAGTAGGGCCAACATAAACAAAGGCCAAGTTTTTATAGTCCCTATCTGTAGTGAAATAAGCTATTTGATTTTTCCCTTTGAAAGTATGATTCCCTAATCTCTTAGTACCATTTTGCAATTGTGAAGGTATTTCAGTTTCTAAAACATCTATTTTTTTAACACTGCTATACTTTTGTAATAAATCCTTTCCTGGTAGTTCTAATAAATTTTGACATTCACTTGTACTCATTTTATTAACCTCAACATTCTTTAATGTAAAATCCGTTGGATTAAAATTTGTTTTAGCTTTCTTATATATAAGTTCATTATCATTACTTATTGTATTAAAACTATTCATAACAGCTATAGCATTATTTCGTTTATTAGACGAATCATTTGCTTCACTCATAACAAGTATTTGTGTATTTAATATAGTTGCTTCTTTTTTATTAACTGTAGATGTTGTTAATTTTTTCTTATCGTCTAGCATAAGTGAAGTTACAGCAACTTCTGTCAAAGTAGTTTTTTGTTTTGTCTTTCCACCTAGAAATTCTGTTATAGCATCTGCAAGTTCATTTATCATATCTAAAATAAAATTAGTTGTTACCTTTAATATATAACTAAAATTAAACTTTTCCTTATCAACTGGATAGTTTTCTCTTATTCTTTGTATAGTTCTATCATGTTCTTTTCTCCAGGATCTTTGTCCTGTTGGAATAAAATTATAAAAAACTCCTACTTTATCACCTTCATGCATTATGTCTAAAACATTAAATATACTATTCAAAGGTTCATTACATTTTTTATCTAAATTTAGACTTAAAGCATCTTCCTTAGCATAAACAAGTTGATGTTTCAAACAGTCTTTATTAAATTGTGGAATATCTTCTACAGTTTCTATTGTAGCTCTTCCCCATACAGCACTTATCTTTTCTTTCATTAGTTGTTCATATCTACTTGGAACTATAAAATAAAATTCAACATTATTCTTCTCAATGTAAATATAAAAAGATACCTTGGCTGGACACTCATAAGTCCACATTTTTGCTTCTTTGTGTATTCTATTTGTAATAGTTCTGTGCAAAGTCTGAATTGTTTTAGCAATAGTCGCTGAGTTGTAATTACGAATTGATGTATCTGGTGTAATTTTAAGATAAGTATAGGTAGGCTTTATTATCTTAAAATAGTCAATCATTTTTATACTTTTAACTTTTTTTAAATTGTCTAAAGTTAATTTAAACACTGTATTTCCTCCTTAAATTACTTTAGATAAACATTTAATCATAAAATACCCAGCCATACTACCTATAGTTATCTTACTACCTTTTTTATATCCAATAGAATAAGATAAAAAACCAACTAAAGCTATAAATAAAAATATATTCATAGAATTTTGATCTAATTTTTGCCACATAGGTTTTAATAAATGGCTTGGATGCCAAAAATAATCATTAAAAGTACTTATATTATCAGCTAATATTTTTAAATTTTCTCCAATAGAATCTGTTTTATTAAAAAATTCTTGTGCTGATTTCATTCCTGGTAAATTATTGCCATCTATCAATGGTGTTTTTGGTGTGTTTTTTAACTCACCATATGGAGCTATTGATGTTATAAAATTTAATATGTTCATAAATATCCTCCTATCTTTTTGAAATAGCATCTATCCATAAGAAATATTTAATTAGAAATGTTATAGCTCCAAAAGCTAAACCATATTTAAATAATATTTTACCTATAGCCTTATGATCTCCATCATTTAGAGATTCCAGAATATCTTTGACTGCAAATCCAGCCATAATCCACATAGCACCTGTTTTTATAACTTTCCATACTTCAAATCCTATGTTATTGGCAGAATTTATTGCATCATCTGTACTAGCTAAGACTATATCAGGTAAGATGCATTGAGTTATAATAATTGAATTTATAATTAAAGCTACTTTTCCCATTGTTTTTAATAATTTTTTTCTTTTACTATTGTTTTTACGTTTGCAATACATAAAAGCAATTTTCATTCTAATCCTCCCGAATAAATTAATTTATAATTGGAAATATTATATATAAGTGAAAGGAAGTGTTTTTAATGTTCACAGGTTTTCTAGTTGCTGCTGGTGCATATGTTATAGCAAATGGTGTGCTTATACTCTTATATTAGTTATTAATTATTCGTAAACATTAATAGATTCTATATAAAATAGTAACATTTTAAAAATTGATAGCATAAGCTAGAAGTGTAACGCAGTGTAGCGAGAGCAAATGAAGTTCACTTTTAGCGACATGGGATAAGTCTAACCTTTTGGTTGGGCTTTATTTTTTTTGATTATATATCAATTTCATCTTCATAATTATGCCTAAATTCACTTCCCAAACTTTTGCATTTTAAAAAGCATTCTATAGCCTTTTTTACAAAGCAACTCTTATCACTTTCAGTCATTACATAATCATATAGTTTAAGATCCCTTTCATTTTCCTTAAAACTTACTTGTACTCTTTTAGCCAAAATATACATCTCCTTTTTAATTACTTGTACACACATTTAATTAATTTTCATTACTTATAGTTAAAGTGTGCATACATCTTTGTGTGTATTTTTCATTCTTTTAATATATTTATATGTACATATACACAAAAAGTTGCTTGTCCATCAAAAAAAATTTAAATTTCTTAAACTTTATTTATAAAAAATAAAAGAGTTAGTTTTCATCAACTAACTCAAATATATCTTCTAATTTTAAATTTAATTTTTTAGCTATTTTAAAAGCCTGTTCTAATGTTACTTGTTTCTTATTATTTTCTATTAAACTATAATTGCTTTTACCTATTCCTAAAAAATAAGCAAAATCCTTTGCATGTTTATATCCCATGCTTAATCTTATATCTAATAATTTATTTTTTATACTCATATATTTACCACCCCATTCCAGTATATGTAATTATTCTAGGAATGGGGTGAAAATCCTCTATTTACTGTTATTTGGAACACATAATAATAGCTAGTCCCACAAATACTATATTTAACGGGTATTAAATATAGGCAAAAGGAGGGACTAACTATGATAATTATCATAAGAATAACAATATTAATAAAAATCATTATTACTATTGTTTAATTATAACGTACGGTATAATCACAGTTATGCCGTACATTATTAAATTATTTCTATTTCATTTTCTATCAAATTGTTTTACATTGTATTTATATTTTAGCCTTATTAAATAATTTTATTCAAGTTTTTTATTAAATTATTTTATATTAGCTTTAAGCATAAAGTATTAAAAAAAATTTTTATTTATATTAAATTTACTAATGTCTTTATATGATTAAAATCATCATACCTGGATATAATAGAAATAGGCCAAAACATAGCACCAACATATGGAAAACCTATGCAAAAAGAACCCTAATAAATAGGGTTCTTTTGTTTAAATAAGGAGTTTTATGTGTAACATATAGAAAACTATTATATTTAATATTCTACATATGTTAAAAAATTCCTTTGAATAATAAAAAAATAATCTTTTTTCTTTTATCTAGTAATCGTTATTAAAATCAATTATCATATGGTATGGTATAACCACAATTGCGACACGCGATACACACTAGTTTGCCATGGAAATCATGAAATGGCTTAAAATCATGACCTAAATAATCGCAACATTTATGATTTTCTCCTCGCCCAACCGTAGCACCACATCTTGGGCAAGCCTCTGCTGCATAGGCACTAGACACATTTACCCCAAGTATCAATGCTGTTAAAAGACCAATTACAATTTTTTTCATTTAGTCATCCCCCTTTATATTATTTTATCTGTTAAATCATTTTAACTTAACAGATTCTTATTATATAATTTCTACATTTATATAGTTTTTCCTTTATAATTTTTACCAAACATTCATACATTTTACATTGTTTTTCAATAAAATAATACAAAAGTGGTACTATCAAAACACAACACCAATATATAAAATTCCATACAAAAAGAACCCCTTTTATTGGGGTTCTTTTTTTAAAATACAGAGGTCTATGAGTAACTTATAGAAAACTATTATATTTATAATTCTACATATGTAAAAAAATTCCTTCACATATGATTTAATTTATTTTTCCTGGATATAATAAAAATAAGCTGAAATAAGCACCAATATATATATAATTCCATGCAAAAAGAACTCCAGTTTATTTTTGGAGTTCTTTTTTACTGTTTTGTATAATATTTATGTAAGCTTTAACATAATGTTAGTATTTATATGAATAAAATAAGGTACCAAATATTTTAATAAATATCTTCTGGATTATCAAACGCTACATTTGCCTTTTCATTAGTATTTATACCTTTATTATCAGCTTCATCAAATATTTTTGTTAGTATTAAATACATCAGCAAACTTACTCTAAAAGTTGAGGATAAAAATAGAACACATAAAACAGACCATATAACTGATATAAGAATATATACTCTTTGCGAAATACTGGAAATATTTTGCCCATATATCATTTCTAAAACTAAAGACATAATAACAATAATGATTCCTGCTATTATAGGTTTTATAAAATACTTAATTAATATTTTATCTCCATTGTTTTCTTTAATTCTTATAACTACTTTTTCATCAGAAAATCCTAATAAAAACCCCATTAATGACATTAATACTCCTATTAGAATGGAAACGAAAGTTATTGTGTTGGAAAAAAGTTGTTCATAATGTTCTAATTTGTTTATTTCAAATTTAAAAAATAATGTAACTATTAAAGTTAATATAACACTAATTAATACACCCCAACGTTCCAGAAAATTAATGAGTACCTCCTTTTTACCTTTCATACTATCACCTCTTAAATTTTTGCAGAAATAATTTTAAATTTATTTGAATATGATCCTAACAATCTTGTATATACTTCTCTTACTTTAATTGTATCACCTTTTTCAAATTTTATGCTAAAATTATCCCTGATTTTATTATTTATTAAATCAATAGTTTCAATTTTAGTTCCTGCAGATCCTTTAACATCTACTTCCAAATTTTTTATATCTTCAAACCCTAAATTTGGGGTATCTCTTAATTCGTTTAATCCTGTTAGTTCATTAGAAACTAATAATTTATCCATGGAATCCTCTTTTTTTAAGCTTGCAGATAATCTAACTTTCACCTTATTAATGCCAAAACTTTTAGCAGAGTTAATCATACTATATACAGTTCCAGCATGTTTTTTTAAAAGTTTATTTTGTTCATCTGTATATTTTTTAATATTATCTATTGTAATTTCTACATTTTTATAAATAATCGTATCATCTACTTTCAAACCTTTTTCATTTGGTATTATAGCAAAATGTAATCCATTATCTCCAAGAATATCTTTAAGCATTTTAGATAGAAATTGTAAAATAGCAGTTGGAAATACACCCTCTCTATTTCTAGCTATTATAAATATATTTTTTTCTCCGTCATAAATGCATGGTGTAGGAGAAGCTAAATGCTGTTTATCTTCAAGTGCATCTTTTAGCTTTTCTTCATCATAATTTCCTTCTTCATCAGCGACTCCAATCAATTCACTATCTTTTAATCTAATAAAAGTAAGCTTCCATAGATCTTTACAATTTTCTAGATTATCGAATGTTTCAGTCAATTTTTCAATACTTTGTAATCTTACTGTATCGCCGTTATAAAAAATAACTCTTTCCTTTGTGTCGATTTTTTCAATCTCACTCAAATGCTTAGATAGATTATATGGTTTGCTTTCATCGTGATTATTTTTTTTAATATACAACCTTAAAAAATCTACATTAAAAAATCTTTGTTTAAATTTTGGTTTTTTATTTACCATTTTATATCTCCCCTTGTAATTTTATTCTTGCATTTTCAATAAAATCACCTTATACTAGAGGTAATTAGAATTAAAGATGCTTTTGTTATTGAAACTATTGTTGACCTCTAAATCTACAATAGTTTCTTTTTATATACTAAATGTTAATATTTTCATCTTTTGTATGTTATTCTACAAATTATTTAAAATTCCTCCAAAAAATAAAAAGAAGGTACTTCCATTATAGAAGTACCTTTAAAATTATCTATACTAATTTAGCTGCATCTTTAAAAGAATCATATCTATCTGTTCCAGGTTTACCACCAATTTGTATAATTTCTTTTGCTTTTACTTTTTTATTATCATAATCCTCTTTTAACATCATGGGGCACTTATGTTTTTGAGATACTAGAACAGCACTAAGAGCATCTAATGCTCCAAAATATAATACTACTTTATCCATATCAAATTCCTCCTTTTTAACTTCTTCTTTTATACCCATTTTTTTATTATATTCTTTAGTTAATCTATCTAATGTATTAGTTCCTACAATACTATCTACAACAAGGTTACAATCCCTCTGAAAGGCTTTTATGGCTGTAATAGTTCCATTCCCTATAATTCCATCAATACCAGAAGGACCTATAGGATAGCCTATTGTAATAAGCATCTTTTGTATTTTCATTTCCTTAGTTTCTTGAATGGTATTTTTAGAGCCTATAAATATTTTCTCTGTAAAGTTATTTAAATCCACTCTAGTATTTATACCATTAACTTTACCATCTTCTGTGTACTGGTGTCCCACTACTGTAAATCCAGTAGTCATTGGAGAATTTACACCATAATGTGCAATCCAGCCTTTGTATTTCTTTACCCTGCTATCTAAATTATCTCTACCAAAACAACCACCAGTGTAGATCATACAATCATATCCACTAAGAGCTTTAAATTTATTGAGAAATTCTACACACCTGTCACTTATTTGTTTTGCACTTCTACCTTGGTTATTTGTTTCTATATCTAAAGTAGGTATTATATTAAACTGTTTTCCTTTTATAGCATTCCAAAAATCTACAGCCTGCTGAGTAGGACTTGTCTTTTCGCTCATGAAATGATAGAAACCAATGTTTAATCCCTGTGCTTTTGCTCCATTATAGTGTTGGTTTAAGCAAGGATCTACATAATCTACTCCCTCAGTAGCTTTTATAATTACTATATTGCAACCACTAGACTTTACAGCACTAAAATTTACTGTACCATTATGCATACTTATGTCTATTCCTTTAGCCATCTTATAACCTCCTTAAAATTAAAAAGAACAGGCATTAATCCTGCTCTTTAATCTCTTTCTTATTACCTTCCTTAAGTTGTACTAGCATTTCTTTTAATTGTTCTGGTATTGGCACGCCTGCTCTAGTTGCATTTTCTAATATGCTTATACCTTCCATAGATGCATAGAAAAATATAACCATACTTCTAACTATTCCATTTGCACCAGTGGCATTATCTACAGATACACCAACTCCAACAATTATAAGTATTATTATTTTTTTAGCCAAGCCTTTAAATCCTGCACTAGAACTTAAACTCTTGTCTTTGCCTGCGCAAATTAATCCGCTTATATAATCTAGGACCATAAGTAGTAACAATGTTTTTAATGCCATATCTAATCCTCCAAAGAAATAATTTGCACAAGCTCCTACTCCAGCTATAATTGTACTTAATATTTTATCCCATTTCATTTTTTAACCTTCCTTCTTAATAAAAATAGGCAAAATAAAAACACCTACTCGGTGCTTACTTTGCCTTTATAAAACTATTTATGTCGTCTTATTTATCTATTGCGTAACAAAATCTTCATTACAAATTGTTTTAAATTCTTCTGGTGTTATTTCTCCAAAAGGGTTACTATCACATTTAACTGCCTGTTTTAATAGGTCTACTCCTATTGCTCCTATATCAAATGCCATTTTCCAAAAATTCATTATTAATTACCACCTTTCTTTAAATTCATAACTTCTATTTTTAGGCTAGCTACTTCTTTAGTTAAATCTATAGCTAAAGCATCTTTTTTCATATTATTAATTTTTTCTTGTGCTAAATTCTCTGTAATCAATTTAACTTGTTCTTCTAAATTATCGTCTGTGTCTTCATACCATATTTCACCAGTTATTGGATTACAATATACTCCATATTCTTGTTTTAAGTTTTCAACCGTAATATAATTTCCTGCTTGTAACATATTAGCAGGCGGTTGTACATTATAAATTAATGTTACCCTTGCTTTTTCATTTGTTTCTTTTTCATAAAATAAATATTTCATATTATCAACTCCTTGAAATTATTGCTACCCCATCAATTAATTTTTTTACCGTGTTATCATCACTACCAATATACATATTTTCATTTCCATCTACTGCTATTGCGTTTACACGAACATTATCTGTATTAAATCTCCATAATATATTTCCTTGTTTATCCAATTTAACTACTGATTCTTTAGTACCAATATATATTCTATTATTATATAATTTTAATGTAGATACGAAATACATTGCATAGTCCGGATAATTTGAAATCTTTGTTGTCCACCCAGTATCAGCGTGGTCACCATGATCTCTTATTTCTTTAACATTTAGACATGATGCAACATATATTGAACTGTAATCCCCTTCCATTGCATCTGTCGCTATATAATCTGCATTATAATACGTATTATACCACTTAGGTTCCCCAACTATTTTTTTTAATGAGGAAGACTGGTTTTGTTTACCAGTATATACGTTTCCGTTTCCAGTTACTGCTATCGCATTTATAGTATCTCCACTTGATGTTATCCACTCCTTTTCACCATTTGGATTTATACATATAGCGGAAGTACTAGCAGCATATACATATCCAGCGCTATCTACTGTTAATGAATTTATATATGGAAAGTTATAACTCCAAAATATATTACCTTGCTTATCCATTTTAATTACTGATTTATTAGTAGCAATATATATATACCCATTTTTATCTACTGCTATTTTTTTCACAGGAGTATTATCTGGATTAAAACTCAAAACTTGTTGACCATTACTATTTATCTCTTTAAAAGTATTATCATCACTTCCACTGTATATATATCCACTTTTATCTACTGCTATTGCATTTACTTTACTGCTATGTCCTATAAAATTCCATATTTGAGGTTGTTTATTTACTAACTCTATTTTTGAAACAGGAAATACATCACCAAAATTACAATCACCAACCTTAATGCTTGTAATTTTATTTGATAAAGTATCAAATGAATCGCTACCGCTTGCTTGTACTCCTTTGCCAGTAATAGCAGTAGCTATCTTAATCTTCCCGTTACTGGCAAAGGTAAAAAGTTCATTAATTGCACCTGTAATTGTTTTATTCTCTGTTAATCTATTTTCATCTGTCGCCATTTCAGCCAAATCTGACTTAAAGGATTGAAATAAATTATCTATACTTTTATTTATTTCTTTCTGATTACCGCCTTCTAGATGTATTAAACTCTTGTTAGTACTTAATAAAGTATAATCATAATCCAATTCGCAAATCTCTGCTGTAACATTAGCAGCATTGCCAATTGAAGCATTTACTTGATATTCCCAGTTAAAAGGACCCTGAGATTCCGGAGCGTAATAATCTCCGTATTGCCCTGCTGAAACGTATCCATATAATATTTCGCCTTCATCAGGATCATTAGCAAACAATCCTAGCTCACAAATATACATAGCTTCCTTAACATTTTTATTTGTTATTTTACCTATTATGGCTGCACTCTTTAACTCTGAATTAGCTATAATAGAAACAATTGGTACATCTAATTGGGGTTCCAATAATGTAGTTAATGTCATTGGGTTTCTATTTTCTATTTGGCCGGAGCCAATTTGTAATTTAGTAAAATTAATTTGTTGGCCTGCTTGTGCTTTAGCATATAAACTAATGCCTTTTTCTGTTATAGACATATTTTTAAATATTGCCAAAATCCTCAACTCCTTTCATACTGATAATACTTTTACTTGAATTACATATAGTGAAATATGAATATTTTTTAAAGTTTATTATTTCTTTTGGTTCATAGGACATATTAATTATTTCATGTTTGGAAGTTGTTACTAAAGTAGCAAAATAAGGCTTGAATTCCATCGGTGACTTTAATATATAATTTACTTTTACACCTTCAGGCTTTGGAACTATATAACCATGCTGAATCAAATCCTGCCTAATTTGATTAACATATCCAGTAATGTACGCATTGAAGGACATATCTTGATTGTCTTGTAATTCTAAGCCTATGTCTTTAAAAATATTATCCCAAATTTCATACATTTGTGGGATTGTTCCATCCCACATATTCATAGCTACTTTTGCTTTTAATACTAATCTGTATGTTTCATCATCTAACACCGGGTTGTGGCCGTTTAATGGTTGAAATGTAAGTACTCTTTCTCTACCAATAATAGTGCCTAATGTGTCTAGTTGCTTCCCTATTGCATAATCTAAATCAAAATTAATATCTATAGATTTTATAACTAAATAAGCATGGTCTAGAATAGTTAAAATACTACTTAGCCATGCCATATATTTAGGTTTATCTCTATGTTGGGATGTTATATTATCTAAATATTTTTTTATAGCCATAACATCACCTCTATATTATATTTGCTTTAATAAGATTTACATTACCTCTACAAACCTCATTAAATTTTAATTTTATATCCTCAGTACTTTGTGTTTCTCCTGCTCTCGAAGCAGTTATGCCAACTATAGAAAATAAAGGGTTTCTTAAATCTGGCATAGCTTGTAAGGCTACTCCCCATAATATAGATAATGATAAGCCTGCTCCTATTTCCATAGAATTTAAATAAGTCTGTAGATTTTCTTTAATAGATTCTGTAGTCGCTGTTGTATAGCAATCTAAAGGTTTTATATTTATTGTAACCTCAATATCTATATATTTAGGCCTAAAGAATCTTATTTTATTATTATTACCTTTCTCATCTTTAACAATAACTTCAATATCCCCATTCGTGTAACATCCAATGCCTTTATGGATTCTAATAGCTTCAGCTATTTCTTCATCCTTTCCACCTTCAACTACTGCAGTAACAGAATGCGGTGGCAAACCTAATTCATTTACTGCATTTGTGTCATTTTCATATACTTTTGATCTTAAAACCTTATTACATTGTGCTACTGCTCCACTTGTACCTTCCAATAAAGTTGAGCTTGCTTGTGCAGTACTTTGACTTTGTCTTTTTCTTAATTCTCCATCTGTTTCAATTTCTGAACCTAATTTAGCAGATTCTTTATTATAAACACCATTCCATCCATATGTGGGGTTAAACATATCTACTAAATCACCTGGATTAGCTACTATAGGACCTGGTATTGTACATTTAGCTATAACATCAATTTGACCACTTTCAGGTATTACAACTTCATGTGGAATTTCCCACTTTATGTTGCCTTTATCTAGTATTACTCCGTCTTTTATAAGAGTATCTTTAGATCCGCTTATAGTTACTGGACATATACTGTAAGTGTATGGTTTTCTCTTAATACCATTAATTTTAACTACGGAATCTAATCCTGTTTCAATTGCGCCATTAGGGCCACGATTGTTATAAACTTGATGTGCTATTTGGAAAGTATCTAAAGCCTTTTCAGAAATTGTTGATATATATTGATAATCTTGGCTATCTTCACCTAAGTATATATCTTGACCATATATATTTTTAGCATCATCAATTAGTTTATTTCTTATATCTTCATAACTTGGAGTGTGTAGCCCGGTTTTGTCTATATAAGCTGGGAAATAAGCCATTCAATACCTCCTCTCTACATATTTTGTGATATTTCTACTGGCCCATATTTTGAAACTACAGTACAGAAGAAAGAATATTGTCTTTTTTCTACTCTACTTTCAAAGTTTTTAATTTCTAAAACTCCTGGTGTTTTTATTATTCTTTCTTTAATTAAACTATCAACAATATATATATTTTCATCACTTCCAGAAGAACCTAACATATCTTGAAATAATGGTAATCCTTCTTTTAAATTTTCCCACCATTCGCCTTTTAGAAGTAAAAGCCTTGTTTTTATTGCTTGACTTACTGCATATGTGCCAAAAGTAAAGTTTTGTTGACCTTTTCCAAAAGAATAATCTCCATCATCTAACATTCTATATCTCATTAAACAATTTCCTTTCCATTAATTTTTACTGTTTTAGCATTTATATTAATTTCATTTGGTTTAATAGATACATTAGTTTTATTATCTAAAGTTCTTAATTCACATGAATCAATAGAATAATCTTCTATTTTATTTGGTTGGCTCCATGCTCCTAAAATTGCAAATCCATCTGATAAATCATGTCGCCTTTTTTCTATTTGATTTTGGATACCACCATAGCTATACCATGCATCAATGCACATATCTGCAAAAATAACTAGACATTCATCATCCTTTTTTATTGGCATAGTAAGAACATAATTACCAGCACGAGGAATAATTATAGGAACATCTAATAGCAATGGTAACTTAATCCACTGCTTATCATATCCATTGTAAATATGTTCTCTTAATGCAAGTTGTACAGTTACTGTTTGTGATTCTGGGTCAAAGCTTTGTATTATGCCAGGACAAGCAACTCTAAGATTATTACCCCATGAATCTCCCATATTTTTAAATAATTCTATATCCGATTCTAAAATTTCATCTATATTTCTATTTCTCATATTCTTAACAGTTAACTTGAAACTGCTGGTATTACACCTCCTAACTGATCTATAGTTTCAAACTTTGTATACCATTCATTACCCCTTGTATCGCCAATGTATTCTAATCTTATTATCCTGTAAATACCGTCTTTATCTAACGATCTAAAAAGTGGCGGAATGGATTCATTCTCAGGAGTATCATTTGTTGAATTAGCACTTGGTAATTTACCTTTATCTGCATCTATTAAACATTTAGGTCGTCCAAACTCTGGACTCCCATATAATGCATGATAAGCTACTTGATCTTGTGGTGCTTTTCCCTCTCTGCCTCTTGCGGCATAGCAATGACCATCACCCGCATAGATAGCAATATGATGACAAGCACTATCTTTTCCCCAAAAAACCATGTCTCCTGGTTTTGCCTCAGATTGGGAAACAAATTTACCTCCTTCATTTTTTACCTCAGCATATTGGTTCCAGGTTATATCTTTTACTTCTAGTCCTGCTACTTTATAACAATGTTTAACAAAAGAACTACAATCCCAATATTTTATTCCACCAACTGTCTGGCCTCTATATTCTTGACTATACTGTACTTGGGGATCATCGCAGATTTGTTTTGCTTCTGATATAATCTTACTTCTAGTATCTGTTGTGGAAGTAGTTGAGTTTTCCGAACTTCCAGGAATTGCATTATTGTTATTAAATTCTATTCTCTTTGCTCTTACTAAACTATTATCAATATGAATCAAAGTGTTTAGCTTTATCTGCGGGTTTAATAAGCATTGCCCTGATATTCCAAAGTCTGTTTGTTCTGGCACATCTATTAAACCACTTTTAGGATTTAATTCGAATATTGTATCTTTTGGTAATTCTTTTAAATCAATTAAATTAACAACTCCATTATCCATATAACATTTTAAATTATTACTTTTAGCAACTTGTCTTAAATAATCTGAAGTTTTTCCAAAAATAACTTTTCCTCTTGTTAATTTTTGCCCTTTTAGAGAATCAGATATACTGCCTAAATTCATAGGAACTACAGCTTGTTTAGTTATATGATTAACTATACTTCTAGCTGTTTGGCCTCTCATTACAGAAAAATTAGATATATCAAAATTAATCGCTCTATCTGAATCAAGAGCGATTATCGTTAATTTATAAGTATTAGCATTTTCTTTTTCCCTAATAGTTTGCAGTATATCGCCATCAAAGATTAAACCAAATTGTGAACCTTCATACCCTGCTTCTACTGTAACCCTAACACCATTCATCATGATTTTGTTTTCAGTGTTAGAATCTAAATTATAAATAGTTATTTCTGAAGTATTAGGCTCCATTTGTATAGTTTTAACTATATCAAAAGTACAATGCAATTGAGATACATCAAAAGCATTGCCTTTTAAATCTGAAACAGTAATTCTATATCTTCTACCATACAATGTGTCTCCTGCTTTTTCAGATCCTTTAACAACTTGATAATTTGTTGCTTCAATTGTTATACCTTGGCCTGCATCTGATGAGTTTTCAACATTAGCACTAGTGCCAGCAGTTCCTTTGAATTTATTGTAATATTCATTAGCTTTTTTTATCCTTCTGTCAAGATGTGCTAAAGCTGCATTAGGTCGTTCCCAGCAAAAACACATAGCTTTAGTTAAATCTGGTATACTTCCTTGACCTTTCATAAATTTATCATGTGATAAATATCCGCCTTTATTTATCCACTCTAAAGAAGCACCTGTATTTCCAACTTTTCCAGACAGCTCAGCCCACATAAAATTAAGCTGATGATTTAGGCTTGTTCCATATGCCTCAAGTTTAGTTCTACGTTCAAAGCTCCATTGACATAATCCAAATCCTATACCATTACCAGCTTCAATTAAATTTTCATTGAATTCCGATTCCGCCTCAATGTTTCCCATAGCAGCAGCTATGGCTTTTTCTGGTAGCCCTTTTCCTTTCAGAAAGGACCACACACTTTTTTCAACTTTTTCAGTGCTTATTTTGTATCACTCCAAACTAATATAAAATCCTTACCTAAATTAAATTCATTTGGTCTTGAAGTACTTAAATTATTATTTAATCTAACTAAGTAAGCGGAGCCGATATTTAAATAGCTATATTGTTCTAAAAGGTTCAATCCAGATACTAAAGGGATTGAACAAACCAAAGGATTATTATTAGAATCATTTATATTCATTTCCCAACATTTCGATTCTGTATTATATCTTAAGAAAAAGAATAATTTAAGTTTCTTTCCGTCTACTGGCAATTCACAAGTGAATTCTTGATTTGGATTAGGTTCTAAAGGTATAACATATACATCTTTATTCATTTATATAACTCCTTAATTTAATTGAAAAAAGAACGGAGTAAACTACTATCTTCTTTAATAGCATTTTTTACTCCATCATTACTACTATTAGATTTTTGAGGTCTAGCAGATATTTTAACGGTTTTAACATTAACTACAAAAACTTCTCTTAATGTAATTGTTGCCCTTAATCCAAAAATAGTTTTTTCATCTTCCGTAGTAGTTATAGTTTCCACTAGCATATTATTATAAGTACCTAATTTGGTAGCTACTGTTATAGGTAGCCTGTTATCTTGTAATTCTACTATTTTTCTGTATGCATTTATTGACCTTGAATCACCTTGAAATTGTCCAGGGATAACACTAGTCATAACATCGCTCATACCTATATCAAAGGTTAAAATTCTAGGTTCTTTAAAAGCGTGGTCTGATATATTTGCTCCTGATTGAACAGGATGTTCCGTAATATTTAAGGAAGAATCATGTTGTGTACTAAATATAGCATCAAAAATAAGTCTTTCATCACCTGTATAAAAACAAGTTTTAAAAATCTCATTTGCCATTAAAAAGCTCCTTGTAAGTTTCTAGTATTAATACCTTTTATTTTGCTACCTATTGCATTAGCTGCACCTTTAGGATCATTGCTAGAAACTTTAATTTCTACATTATTAGCTATCTTATTGTTACTATTTGATGTATTTGTACTATTTGAAACTTTATTGTTAGTAGCATAACTTGGTGGAATATTAGGCTTTGAAGCTATATTTTTATTATAATATTGAACTGAATTTTTCATTTCAACTCCTTTTTCACCTTTAAAAAAATCTTTAGCTTTATCCCAAACTCCTTTAGACCATTCCTTTATGTCCCCCCATACTTCTTTTGCTTTTTCTCTTATACCTTCAAATGTTTTAATGGCATTTTCGTAATATTCATCCCATCCATTTTCCTTTATCTTTTGCTTAAGAGATTCTTTTAAATCTTCAAATTTACTTTTAATACTTCTCATAGCGTCAAGACCCTTTTCTCTAAAAAATCCAAATACGCTCCCTATAATTGATTTTCCACCTCTTAAAAATGTAAAAAAATCGTCAACCAAAGCAATGAGTAATACTATTGCTCCAACAGGTCCTGCCATTATTACAGCTGTTATAGCTATTATTAATTTCAATATTTTTTTTATTGGGCCTGGTATTTTTTCTATTAGTCCTATTATAAAACTAATTATTTTAGATACTATTGAAAATATGGGCTCTAATACTCTAAATATTAATAATAAAATTCTTAATATACTTCCTAATATTGTTCCTACGAATTTTCCTATATACGGTATTGCTTTTTTAAACTTTTCATTGAAGTTACTTAATTTTTTTTTAAATTCTGCTAATGGACCCGCAAGATATTTCAATATATAGTTACCTATCCATTGCATTGATAACTTACCTAATTGTTTTAATCTTTTAAATTCCAGTCCTAAACCTTGAACTACTTTTATATTTTTTTCATAGTCTGGGGGCAAACCTAATTCCTTTGAATCCTTTCTAAGTTGGTTAAATTGTTTTAATAAAGTAGGACTTAAATACAAATCTTGCATATTTGCACCTAAAGTCCCTAGTGCATCATTTATTTCTTTTGCATTTTGTTTAGTGGTCCATAATTGACGCGATAATTTTTCATTTTTAATGTCTTCATTAGCCATCTTCTTTAGATGACCTATCAATTCTTTAACTGCTAATACTGCTGCAACAATTGCAAGAACTATCTTACTAAAACTTAATATTCCCTTTATAGAAAAAGCTTTTAAAGATTTACCACCACTTTCTGCTAATAATTTAGCCTTATCTTTAACTTTAATTAATCCTTCCCCTAAAGCTTGGCCAAAAGGCAATATATTTTTCTTAGCTTCTGATACATCCTGCATCAGATCTTTTAATCTATCATTGGATCTAGCTTTAGGCTTGAATTTTATTGCATTGTCATTGCCTTTATATTCTTTTGTCTTTGGGCTTTTTTTAATTTTATTTTTAGGCTTATAATCAGTTTTAGATATAATTTTATTATTTTCAGATTTAACTTTATTCTTTTTTGAATTATTTAAATCTGAGTTTAATTTTTTTATTTTTTTTACTATTGATATGGCTCCATTAAAAGCATCTTGAAGACCCGGAAACATATTATTAACTGTATTGGATTTCTTTAATAATTGAATAAATTCTTTTAATCCTTCATTACCTTCTAAAAAACTTTTTTTGTTTCCTTTATTAAATTCTTTTATCTTTTCTCCTGTAGTTGTTAATTTTTCTTGTGTTTCTTGAAAAGATTCTTCATTTAAATTAAAGCCTATTCCTACTAAGTATTCTTTTATAACATCAACAGCCATTACATCACCTCTTTTTGTGAAGCTTCGTAAGCTCTATGCTCATTCTCTGCTTTTACTAATAATATTTCATGAGCGTCTAACAAATCATCAAGATTGTAGGTACCGTCCCATAATTGGTGTTGTTGCCACATTCCAGCTATAACAGGTGCAAATAAAAAACTATCTACATTTTTAAACTCTGCTGGGATATATTCAATTTCTTCATTATTGTATTCAAGACGCTTTCGTCGAAAAAACCTTTAACATTAAAAATTAAGGATTGAACAGTTAAATTCATAACTAAAAAAGTGTCAAATTCAATATTTAATGCTTGAAATGTACCATATTTATCTATTATTTTTATTGTGTCACCAGGTAATATTTCTTCGACAACTCTTAAACAATTATCTTGTATATATCTAAATTCCTCCTCAGGTAATTCTAATAGAGGACCCATTAATTCAGTTAAGTTTATATCATTTAAATTTAAATTATCCAAATCTTCTAAATCAATTGTTTGGATTAAAGGAGCTATTATTTTAGTCAACTTAACTAACATGTATGATCCTGTTCGAGCATCCATTTTATTTAATCTAAAATTACGTTCTCTAATTTCTATATCTTTATATAATTCTGGCTGATTCATTTAAATATTCACCCCCTAAGATTCTGTTATTTCAGCAGCCATTAAGTTCCATGTAATGTTCTGCCCCTGCGCTTGATATGGTCTGTCTGCCAATTTCTGCGGAGACACACCTGTACAACTTGTTGTATCTCCTAGATTTTTAGAATTTATTGTTAATGTCATAAGTGCCCATTGATTAGGTTCCGCAATATCAATATAGTTGTACCACTTTATTAAATATTTATGAAGCTCTGAAGTTTGTTGCATTGTAATTGCTATTGTGCCATTTCTGGCTATTAATTTAGATACCATTATCTTTCCATCTGCTGCAGGTTCATGATGTGTTCTATCTGAAGCCATTGCAACGGTTATAGTTCCTATACCTGCACCTGTTGATGATTTAGCCCCAACCGCTGGATGTTGAAAAGAACAAGTAACATCTTGAAAGCTATAAGTTGAAAATTTCATCTAATCCCTCCTATTTACCTACATTGACTGATATTGCGATACCTTCTAAAGAACCTGCTAATTTAGCTAGAATATAAATTGGTGGTGACTTCCTAGCTTCTCTATCTGCTTGAGATTGTGAATCAATAGAATCGCTTAAAACCAAATAACCCCTTGGTAATACATCACCTTTTTTAACTGATAAAATAGGTGGACCATTCCATACACCAGGAGCTATAAAACCAACACTCCTTGATTTTTCTAATGGGGAAGTTATATAATTCAGCAGATTATCCATTCCTGGATCGGTTTGTGGTATCTTTGAATTGCTTTGTAAAGCATTTATAACAGATAATTGTATATTATTAGTTAAAATATCTGAATTCAGTATTTCATCGAACGGTGTTCCATCTGCCATTACACCGTCTTCAAATAGGTTATATACGGAACCTCTACTAACATATACATTGCAATTATTATTTTTTAATGAAGTTTTTTGAGTACTTGACAATGCCTCAGGTTTTATACCTATTTCTTCTTTAAATTTAAGTGTATAAGCAGAATTTGCTGTTTGTGTGTTAGCTCCCATTGCAAAGCCTATAGCCGCTATTATTGAATGATCTATAGAAGAATACTGCCCAATAGTTCTACGTAATCTTAATTCTTTTAATTGTTCAATTAAATTACCTTTTTTATTTTCTAAAACTTCACTATCACTAGTTGAATAAGCAAAAGTACTTGAAGGTGTAGCAGATTCTATAAACTTAGCCACTTCTATAGTTTCATCCTTAGAAAGTTCACACACATAACTTGTATACCATTCTGGATTGCAAATTCTACAAGCGCTTACAGCTTGTACTGCAGTTTCACCTGATTTTTTATCCCATAAACCAATTGCAACCTTCATTGGTTTAGGAACTTGTGAAAAATAAATTTGAGCTGCTAAGAATTCGGGCTCATTACCTTTCCAACCATCCGAAATCATTTCGGGAATCTTACTGTAAGTTTTCACTCGCTCTTCTGGCTTTATAATTGAAGAATTACCAACAATTAAAGCTACATTAAAGTTTGTCCTTATAGTAGTGGAAGCTCCAATATTAATCGAAACATTTACTATGTCATCTAACGGTAATGTTGACATCTTATTCCTCCTATCTATTTTTAATAATCCTTATATCTGTACCTGTTATATAAGGTATCTTGTTCTCTTTAATAACAGCTTCGTTAAAAGTTGCACTAAAGTCTGTTCTTTCCCACCATTGGCCATTATAATATTCCGGCCGCCTTACTGGCATTGGTACATCTGTTATTAAAAAAAGGTTCTTTTCTTTAAATTTCTGCATATAGTTATAATCAAAAAGCAGATGTCTAATTACATCTGCATTATCATAGCTATTTGGACCGTATAGGGTCCAATTTATTTTGTGGACTCTGGTGTATCCTGTTTGTTTTTTAGCATATGCTTTGTCTTCTTCAACAGGATCAATTATAATATTTTGCTGTCTTGTCATACTATCATCTACTGGTGTTATTCTTAGGAAAACTATATCTTCATGTATTTTCCACCCTGGAGATCCTCCCGTTGGCCATGCAATCCTTACCTTATTTTGGTTTTCTTTTTTAGATAAATCTATGTTTAGCATTTTACAAGTTATTTCTTGAAAAAAATCTTCTATTTCTTTAAGTTTTAGTACTTGATCCGCCATTAACAGCTCTCCAACCTAATACCTAATGCTGAATAATATCCAAACTGCGACAAGTCTCCTACTGAATATAATTTATATCTTTCACCATGCCATTCAATTTCATCTGAAGTTCCTTCTGATTCATCATCACTATGTGTTGTATATAATTTATTTATTGCATGAATACATATTTCACCGCCAACCCTATCACCCTCAGGAATCATTTCTATTTGTTTTGGCTTGGCCGGTGTTATAACTCCATTCATATCTAGTTCTTTTTCATTCTCAATAAATCGTCCTTTAATCCATTCTCCAGATTTTCTATGCACTTTAAAAGATTCTGAAAATCTAGGGTCTAAGATTACTCTAGATACATTAATCATTAACTATCACCTTCCTTAATTGTATAAGTGATACTTTTTCTTAATTCTCCAGTATCTATAAGCGGTTTATCGCTACCTTTTCTTTTTATAGTATCATCTGAGTTCTTATGCCACTTATTTTCAGGATTAGTAAACCAATCTCTTGCTATGTTTTGGCCTAATGTACCTACTTTTTCTAATTCAGGAGTTAAATTATTTCCATCTAAGGCACTTAAAGCAGCTTGTTTCATTTTTTTTGCTATTCTTTCCTTAGAGTTATCCATTGCAGGCTCAAGAACTGGTCTAGGAGGTACATTCCATAAAGGCGAACCATTTTCATGCACATACATTTCGTGTGCTTTAGAATATGGAACTCCTGAATCTAAGTCATGTTGCATCTTTCTTCGCATGGTAGTATCTCTTACACCATGCGAATGGATATATAGCAATTCTGCATTAGTAATTTTACTATCTGGGTGTTCCGTAGTATCTGGAACACCTACACAGATAGTTTTTTTAGCTAAATCCTCTAAAGATTTCTTTATATCTTTTGTTAAATCTTTAGTTATGCTAATATTAGTAAATCCATTTAACATATAATCACACCTTTAATGAACATACATACCGCCCTTCCCGAGCAATGTACCTATAGATATTAACAATTGTCCATATGTGCTAAGACTCCAACCATTCCAACCTTCTATATTTTTTGTAGTAATACTATAATCTGTACTTATAGATACATCTCCAACACTTATAGAAGTATCTAGCCCTTGAGCTTTTCCGGCTTCTAGTATTCCTTTAACTCCGCCATTAGCATCTGCAACTCCTTGCAGATATAAGGTGGAAAAATGTGCAATAAATAAACACATTCCATATTTCCATTGTTTATGCCATCTGCTTTCTTTAATGCAAGCATTTGCCATATCTAAATACATTTCTAATACTATTAATGGAACTGTTTCTTTGAACTGCGGGTATATTTGGTTAAAATCTTCTAAAGTAAAGGGTGGATTAGTTCCAGGTTTTATATTCCCTGCACTACCTATTAATCCATTAAAATTACTCATAATATCACCTATTTACTTTTTTTATCTTTACTTTTTTCATCTGTTTCAATTTCAACTTCATTTGTATTGTTTTTGTCCTTATTTTTACCTGTCTTATTTAAATCTCCATTTTCTGCTGCTACTTGTTGTTCTCTACTTTCTATAACTGTTAATGTTCCATCTGATTTAGCTAATAAAAATAAAGGTGTATCTTCCACCCAATCTGGTACATCTGTCATTTCAAAATTTTTAACTTTTTTTCTTTCATCTCCATTTATAAAAAGTAATGCTTTATTTGAATATATTCTCATATTTTCCTCCTTAATAGAAAAAGCTTTAGCAATACACTAAAGCTTTTAATTTATTAATTTTAATTATTTTTTATATACCATCTGCATATATAACACATTGATTATATAAGAACTTAACTTGTCCTATATTAGCCATATAAGCAGTTAAATAAGCAATATCCTCAACACTAGGTTGTGTCATTCCTCTCATAAGTGGTACTGGTATATCAATCAATACTTTACTTTCATCATTTACATAGGCTACCATTCTATTTGTTCCATTAAGGCCTGCACCTACGCACCATCTACTTGAAACTATTACAAGATCTACACCTTGATTTTTAGCTATATTATTTTCTAGTAAGTAAGTTAGTATAGATACATTACCAGCTTCACTAACTTTTCTAGTAGTAATATAAGTATATTGTTGTGGGGATATTAATATATGATTTGGCATACCTCCTAGATCATATTCTGAATTAGTCCATGCCTCAGTTAAGACAGTATTAATATCATCTAATATTTCATCTGGTGTTTTAGAAGACCAATCTGTTTTACCAGATTTACCTTTAGCTACAGTAGTAATCGCAACTGATGAATTATTTACTAATCCATAAACATCCTCTTCCTCTACACCTTTATAAGTTATATAATCTATGGTTTTATTGTAGTTTAATCTAATACCATCATCTAAAATACTATCTAAACTTCTTCCTATAGATTGCATTTTCTGTTGATCTATAAAAGGTATCTTTAGTATATTAGACCAAGGAAATACTTTGTAAACATCTTTACTTGTGTTAGCTTGCATCATAGGTATATTATTTGTTTGTCCTCTAATTAATCCAAGATTATTTCCACCTGTAGTTGCATAATCTACAAATTGATTAGATGTATTTTCTATCCATCCACCACCGGTTTTAGCTACTATATCTCTCATCCATGTTATACTAGTTAATGGCTCATTTAGTTTTGGATCTCTTTTTTCTAACTCCCCTAGTAGAAAAGCCATACCTGTTCCATTACTTGCTGCATCCATAGCTGATCTTGTAGTAGTTACACTTCCAAATGCATTATGCACTTGACCATTATAAGCATTTATATTTGTTGTTAATCCATTCATGTATTACACCTCCTATATAGTCCTAGTAAGAATTGTTACTTCGGCTACTCTATTCTTATCTAGCTTGTTTGTAGCCCATTTTAAATTCGGAATTTCTATAGTATTATCTGCGTCTGCTATTGCTTCAAATTGTCCAACTTTTCCATCAGGAATTGCTGGATTTTCTTTAATACGGATAAATACTTTTCCACCTGCAGTTGGAGTACCATTATTACAATTAACAGTTATACTTCCTCTATTAAGTACATCCATTGTCTCATTTGCAAGGTATGAGCCGGCTGAAGAATAATAATCTATAGTTTGTTTAACTTCTCTTACTGCAATGCCCACAAAATCTTTTGCTGTATTTCCTTCACCAAACTTACTATAAGTATTGTCTTCATTTAAAATAACAGCCTCACCGAATAATACTGGTGAAGCTGTTTCTTTACCATCTTGTATATTACTTTGTAACTTTCTTGCTGTTATAATAGTGTCTACACTTCTAGACACCGTACCCGGATAGCCTAAATTTAATTCAATTCCTATTGCTTTTCCTGACATTATTTTACCTCCTTATAATGTGGGTTAAATTTTTTCTTATAAATTTCTCCTATAGATTCTGCTTCTTTAGCTTTTTCATCTTCTACTCTTTTTCTATCCATAGCATTTTTTCTTTGTGCTTTTAATATATCAGCATAACCATTACTACCTTTAGGTGTCCTTTTTGCATTTTTAAATGCACTTAAAAGAGAATCACACGCTTTTTTCTTTTCTGCTGGATTGCTCATATTTGCTATTATAGGCTTCATAGCTTTTAAAGCCATGGCCATAGCTCTGTTACTATCTGCATTAGGTATTGGGTTTTTAGGTCTATCCTCAGGGTTAGTTACTACACCATCTGGAATATCTTCATCTATTTGTTCTACTGGAACTGTAACAGATTCTTCTTCATCACCTACTGTATTTTCTTCATCTTCCTGTCCTTCTAATTTATTAATTACCTCATCTATTGCTTCCTCTGGTGCTTTTTCTTTGTTTTGATTAGCTATTAATTGTCCAACTAAATTACTTAATTCTGATACTTGCTGTGTAAGTTTAGCTACCTCTGGATTTTCATCTTTAACCTCTGATTCATCTTCCTTATTTTCTTTAGTCGCTTCTATTTCTTCATCTTCCCCTGTTCCTCTTTCTTCAACCAATTGGTCTAAAGTATTGGATATTTCATCTGGCTCCGCATCAGCTACATAGTGTTTGAATCCTAATGCAGTTAAAATATTAGTTACTGGTCCCTTTTTTTGTGGTATTTTTACTTTTTTACTCACTTTCTTCTCTCCTTCCAATTTGTTGTTCTTAGAATCCTTTATAGATACACGATTGCCTGCTCTTCCAGCTTCTACAACTGCTACATGATTGCCTCGTATATCTATCTGACTATATGTTCCATCTTCATTTTCTTTATAATCGCATTCATACCCACAACTTACCTCTCGCTTACCTTGATCTACTTCATCAATTAAAACTGAATCATAAATAATAAGGTCTGCAATTAATAAGTCAGATTCTTTTTTATCTTGCCTTACATTTTGTGTAGTACCTTTTATAAATATTTTAGAATTATTAGCCGTTAATAGGTCTGGTGGATGTTCATCTGTAACAGGCTTACCTTCAAAACTTGCTATAGCTGTTTTACTAAATACTTCTTCTGGATCTCTATAAACTTTTACTAGTTCATTTTGATTACCTTCAACACCTAATTCCTCAGGTAAATATTCATACCACCCTGTCCTTGCAATTGGGACATTGTGGCATATTAAAAAGCCTTCCGGTGTTCTAGTCATATTAGGACTAAAACGCGATCCATAAAATGCTCTCAATCAAATCACCCCCTTTCAAAATAATCATTATAATTAATTAAAAAAATCCTCCCCAAGTTAATAATCCAATCACTATTCCTGTAGAAATTAAATTGTAAAAAAAATTATATTTACCTTCCCTTGGCTGTCCATGCTTTGACATTGCTATTCCTAAACTTAAACAGTATAATATTATAAGAATTATTTGTGGTATTCCCATTGTTACTCCTCCTTTATACTCATATATCAAATTAATTTGGGCAAAATAAAAAAGCCTTATTTCTAAGACTTATATTTATTGAATATCTCTAAAATTATAATCATATACTTTCAACATTTGGTCTATATAACATTTAACTTTTCTCTTAGATACATAGTCCTTAGGCACAGATCTTCCTGTTATCTCTGCTAATAATTCTTCCACTGTTGCAGATTTTAAAGTTTTATCTTTATTCTCTTCTTTTTCTACACTTACTATAGGTTCACGTTTTAAAACTAACCCACCAATTGTTATGAATTCTTCCTTGGAATTTAATTTGTAATTTATCTCCTGGACTGTATCCTCTGAATAAGTTTCAAATATGTCTCTATTCTCTAATTCAATATATATTTTGTTTTTATTTTTTCTTGACGCTTCTAAAGTATTTCCACTTAATTTTGAAATTGATTTTTTAATCTCATCATAGTCCACATCTTTGGGTGCATTTATTGTTATATTATTTACCGCATTTAGCTTGTCGTTGTTTCTTTTCTTATTAAATATTTTAAACATATAAATCCTCCTACATTATTTTTAAAAATTCTTTCTTTGTCATCCTTACTATGGAACCATTGTAGTATACTTTGCATGGCCATTTAATAAAATCAAGACTTACTACAGGTTCAGGGATAACACCTACAATTGTAAATATTACCTGCATGGTAATAGCCTACATTCCTTTCATTATTTAGTGCCTCAGGACTAGGTGCATTATTCCAATTAATTAAAACACCTTCCATATGCGAATGAGAGTTTCTTACCCTCTGGTCTTCTGATGTTCTCCACCTATACCAATTAATACCTATATTTTCACATCTAGCTTCAGTTAATGCAGTACTTGTTTTACTTACTTCTGTCCTAGCTATTAACTTAGCTTTAGATTCTAACATATATGGTACTTTCTTTTGCAAGTCCTCTGCTATACTCTCTGCTCTCCTACCTTTAAAAACTTCCTTAGCTACATGTTCTGTAATATCTTTAGAAACATTTAAAGGCATACTCTTTATTAAGTATGCATTCCTCTGTATCTGCTCATTTATAGCTCCACCTATAGGTCCTTTAAGTTCTTTCTTTAATGCTTCATATATTTCTTTGCCTTTACTATTTTTCTTTGCTGCTTCTCTCCATGTATGGCCTGCATCAGTAAATAAGCTAGTTACCATTTTCATAGCTTCTCTGTCAGCGTATCGTTTGAACTCTGGACTATTAGCCACTTTCCTTAATTCCTTTATAAATTCCTCTGTTGTCTTTAATTCTTTTAATCTTCTTTGCAGTTTTTTTACTAATTGTTTAAGCCTTCTTTTATACATTACCTCTATACGTCTCTTGGGTTTCCACAAGTCTTTAGCTGTATTCTTTTTAATCAATAATTAGCACCACCCTAAACCTTACTGTATGCATTCTAGTTTGTATATCTACTTTCAAATATGGTAAAATTTTGTTGAAAGGAGGTATATTTATGCTTATTATGAAATCTGTATCATCAAGTAGAATCAATAAAGTAGGCTGGGAAAGCAATACTCTCTATGTTCAATTTCATGATGGGGTAGTTTATGCATATGATAATGTAACTAGTCCTGAATATAAAAATTTTTTAAATTCTCCATCATTAGGCTCTGCACTTTCTGTACTTGATAAAATTCACAGTTATCATCAAGTTTAAAATTTTAAGCGACTAATTCTATGGAGTTAGTCGCTTTACTTTTTATTAATTGGTATTCCTATTCTGGTAGACATTAATTTTATATCGCAGTCTGATATAATAACATTACAATATGGATCATAGTTTTCTTTTAAATATTCTACTATTGGGGTGCATAGTTTTTCTAGCTCCTCCATTTCTCTTGGTTTATCCATCTTCTTCAACCTCCTCACTTGGATCATATCCTAAAAGATTATTTTCGATTGGCATATCTCCTGTTGGGTCTGTATCGTCATCAGCATTTTCTATATCTTCATCAGTTATATTAGTAAACATTCCGGTGCTTTTACTCATTTCCCTTAATTCCAATAAAGAAGTCTTTTGACTTGTTAATCCTTCATTATGCACATTTATAATAGCATTAGTTTTCTTCTCTACAATATCAGCTAATTCATTTTCAGAAGGTGATCCTATAGAATTAAATTCATAGTCTAAATCATCTGGAATCGCTCCAAACTCTGACATAAACATTATTGGAACTAATTTATCTAATACAGGCCTTAGTTGAGATTCTTGTTTTTGTTCTATTAAATCATAATAGTTCTTCATATCACTTTCACCAGTAGCGTTAAATCCTGCTGGACTTCTTCCAAATAACCGCGTAACTGGTATCTCAGCAGAACCAGCTACATCTAACATAAATGATTCGTATATATCATTTAGTCCACTAAATGAATATTGATGTGTTTCAAATCCATCTTTTTCATTTAGTATATACATTCCCATATTAGACATTAGCCAATTTTGTGCTTGTATTGTATTGTATAAATCTTTTTTTGCTTCTTCATCTCCTATAGCGAGTAACTCTCCTAGGTCTGCCATTTTAAGCACTCTTAGGTTAGCCAAAAATACAAGTTGTGCTATATTCCAACTTGTATTATCTCTTTTCTTTAATTCATCAAAAATAACCTCTACCTCTGAGGCTCCCCACTGCTGTTCCGCGTATTTTTCCCAATTAGGTAGCTCTCTCCCTATAAATCTTAATACCCTACTATGATGAACTATTACATTATCTCCTGTTTCTGTACTCCAATAATAATATTCAGGAAGTCCAAAATCCGGATCTCCTAAGTCTTCTATGATTTCATCTCCTGGAGTTAAACCACACCATCTATCTGTTACAATCATACCTTTAAAACTTCCAGGCATAATCATATCATAATCTAGTTTTTGATCTAATATATCTTCGTGGCCATCTATAATGATTACTGCACCTGCACCACCATATAGACGTCCCCATTTAAGTCCTTCTAATATATCTCTTTGTACTCTTGTAGTACGTTGTAGTGTATCAAGTCTTTTCAGGGCTTCTGGCTTTAACTGTGATTTTATAGTCAACCAATTTTTACACATATCTTCCGGTATACAATCTATTACTTTTCTTACTATCCAATGTGACCTATAAAGACTATTCATTAATTGAAAATTCTGTGTAAGCCTGGTAATTGGATAATCTGTACCTTCTAATAAATTTGGTGTTCCTGCACCTAATCTAGCTAACACATTAGCAAAAGCATCTGTAGTAATTCCTCTTGAAGGTTTTTTATTTTTCTTTAATGAAGGTTTAGAGTTCACTTTTGAATCCCTATTGTATTTTTTCTTTTTACCCACTTTACTAAACCTCCTTTCTTTTTATAAATATTTAATACCATAAAAGGCTATATACAAAAGCGAATAAAATTCCAAATGCAAATAAATGTATTATTAACTCACCTATTATCAAACTTACTTTTACGAAATAATAGTTTTTATCTTTTTCAATTGGTTTCCATTCTAATCGTTGACTGCTTATTCCAATTTTAAGAAATAAACACCAACTAAAAAATAACACTAGTATTAAAACACCTAGAGTAACTAAAATTTTAATTTTATATCACCTTCTTTAACTTTGTGACTAAATGATGATTTAGCGAAGTTATAAACTATAATACTGTGTAACCGTTGATATTAAGCTATTCTTTAATTTCGCATTTTTATTTTTCTACAAACATATTCTCATTTATATTTTATACATGAATATTTATACACAAAATATCGTATAACAATGTATATATTCATTGTTTATCTTGCTAATCTTCTAGGCCTAATTATAGTTTTTACATAATAGCGTGCGGCATCTAAAGTATGGTCCTTACTTTTTACTGGTTTATCTTCTCCGTGTAAGGCTGCTTTTTCATCCCATACATACCCTGCCACTTCTTCAAGGAAATTAGGACAATTCTTCCTATGAACTTTAAATTTTCTCTTAGCTATCATAGTTGCCATCATTCTTATACCTTCTATAACCTCATTATCTGCATCTTTAGTTCTTATCCCTTTATTTCTTATAGATATTTTTAAGCTTTTGGCTGATGGATCTATAATAACAAATCTAGGATAATCACTCCCTATGAATTTAACTAAATCCTCTGCAAATTGAGAGTTTTCTTTATCTCCATCCTTTTTATTATTATGATAATACTCATTTAAAATCCAAGCTGTATCTCCGTCATCCCAAATATCTAGAAATGTTGTAGGGTTTGAAGCTCCATGGTCTATAGCTATATATCTAATCGCTCTACTTTTGAACCCTGGTGGTAAATCTTCATCTATAAAAGTGTTTAATTCCTTATCCCACATACCATATATGGCTCCTTGAGCAATTACCCATAATCCTAAAATCATACGTTCATACCAAAAGCCTGTATATGCATTTTTAATAAAGTGCTTATATTCATCATCTAAACTAGGGTTATCATCCAACATAAAATGGTATACCTTAACCATACCATTTTCTAGTTTTTCTTTATCGGTTATATATTCTGTATAAAGATAATGATATGGGCTATCAGGATTAGTAGTTCCATAAAGCTTAGCACCTTTAACTGAAAGTCTATTAAGTAATTGTTTAAAGAACTTCTCTGGCATTAGGGATAATTCATCACAATAAGCTCCTGCTAAAGTTTTACCTCTTAAATATTTTTCTGAACCTTCATCCTTTGCCCCTATAACTTTTATATCTCTATCAAATATTCTTAGATCTCCTGATTGTCTATTATAGGAATAGTCTTCTTTATCTAAAGTTTCAAATAAATCTCTAAGAACATTATCATATACAGTATCCTTAGATACTCCAGTTATAATTAGTAATCCTTTTGGCCCTTCTACTATATACCTAAGCCATTTAAGAAGCATTGCTATAGTTTTACCACTTCTTACACTGCCTTCTAATATGTTAATACGTGCATCTAAATATATTGGTGTGTTAATAAAGTTCCAAGCTTTTTCTCCAAATGGTTCAAATTCCATTACTTAACTGGTCCCCTTTTAAATACTTGAATTAACTCATCCAAGTTACCTTTTTGCTTATTCTTATCATCACCATTTAATTTAGATACTTCTGCTTTTAATTTTTCAATTCTTAATTTTTGTTCCTGAGTAGCTAGATTCATATGTTCACCTAACCATTGTAATGCTTTTATCTGGTCGTTAAGCTTAATCTTTATTCCATTCTTACTCTGGCTAACCTCATTTAATATAGTTCCATCAACTTCATTGCTATTCTTAAAATCAACATAGTTTACTTCTGCCATTACAGGTTCTCCATCTTCATTCTTAGCTACTTCTATTTCTTTTCTGCCAAAGGTTATATAGTCATTCATATCTGCAAATGCTATGTCCATAAACTTCTGAAATATATCCTCTGGCTCTAACATTGCTTTGTTTAATTTATTAGCTTTAAGCTTTTTAATTTCATTTTGAACTGTAGTTTTCTGTAGTAACTGATACCCTATTTCTGATGCTCTATTTCTAGAATATCCGGCTTTAATAGCAGCCTTTGTTGCATTAAAATATTTAGGATAATAAACGCAAAAAAGCCTTTGCTTGTCAGTAAGTTCAGGATTATTTATTACCTCAGTAATTTCTTCCACAATAGGCTCTTTAGTTGTTTTATTTTTTTTATTGGAACGTTCCGTATCTTTTGCACTTTTCTTTTGGAACGTTCCATTCAATTTATTATCCCATTTATCTTTATTCTTCCACCCTCTAACTGTTCCAGGTGAAATGTTTAAAATCTCTGCTATTTTTACTAAATCGATATTTCCATCATGTTCTTTATATATTTCAAATGCTTTATCTCTATTTGGACTTCTAGCTCTTGCCATACCACCACCTCGCTGCTATGTTTGTTTTGTAAATCTACCTTTGTCTTAAGGCTCCTTTGTGCCTTTTATAACTATCATGTTTCATCATTTCAACATAATCAGAAAAGGAGAGGTCCTCTTTTTTACCTCTCCTACGTTTTTTATTATTCTGTTTTCTATTTTTATTTAATTGCTTATGTATTCCTGGTTGCTGTGTTTCTATTATTTTTCCTACCTTCAAACCTCTCACCTCCTATGCAACATAAATATATCCTCCTCAATCTTAACCTCTAGCCCTAAAGCTAACATATACTTTAAGAAACTTTCTAATGTTGGAGAATAATCTACATTTTCCATTCTTGAAACCATCTGTTGAGTTAATCCACTTCTTTCCGCGACTTCTTTCTGAGTTATTCCAGTGGATTTTCTAAATTCAACTAATGATTTAATTAATTTATATTGAGTATCAACTTGCTTCATATAAATTTCTAATCCTGGATATCTTTCAATAGATTTTTTAATCTCTTCTTCTGGATCTACCTTATGAAATGGCATTTTATCACCTACAATTTTATAAAATGTAAAAGACACCTGGAATTAACCAAGTGCCCTTTAGTACATACACAATACATTATATATTTTTTTATTTTTGCAGTTACCTTATTTGTACGATAAAATCTCTGCTTTTTTCTATAATACTATACTAACACATATTCTAAGTATCTGTTATTCAAGTTTAATTCATTTTTAATTCACTCTTTTGCCACGTTTCCCATCTTGCTACATTTTCAACTAATCTTTGTCTTGTCCTTGTAGATGTAGGTTGCGACATTCCTAATTTATTTCCTACTTGCCAATCCTTCATTTCTTCCCCATACTTTAATCTTAAAAATTCTCTATCTTCTCCTCTGATATCTTTTATATTATCCTCAATTATTACGTTATCAGCTACTATTTGCCTTATTTGCTCTTCTAAATTTGCTATTTCTTCAGTCTTTCTACTTTTCTCTATTAATAATCTATCGGTTATTCTCATAAGAGTCCTTTCTGCATAACTAGACCCATCACTTGATGTTTGTACTCTTTCTTCATATGCTATAGATTTACTTTCCTCTGGAATATCAATATCTACATTTCTTAATCTTTGGTCTATATCATTAATCTGCTCCCTTAGTAAATTTATCTTTTTATTTAAACTACTTATTTTCTTGTCTTTTCTAAAATAGTTGTATAACTTTTTCTCTGTCTTCCTAAAAGAATCCTTGTCCATACTATTCCTCCCTTGAATTTCCGCACACTAATGGATTTCCATTACAAGATGCTCTACATATAGCTCTATCTTCACAGTTATAGCAACACTCTTCTCCACACATAACTTTACCTAAATTACATTTATAATTTTTAGTATGTTTCATTAATTTATTATTTTCTTTATTCAATACCATTGTAGTTATTAGACTTATCACTGCAGTTATAAACAATATTATCTCTAGTTTAGTCATACTGCTTTTACCCTCCTAATTTCCTTCCCTTTTAAGTTATATATAACACCATTATCCATATCAATTTTAGCCTTTATCCTCTTTTTGTTTCTCTTAAGTACGCATGGATAAGTAATCTTGTAGTCTTCCTCAAATAGCTTATACTCACCATCTAAGAACTTGTCCAACTTCTTCCTCCATGCTTCCATGATTAACTCTCCTTCCCTAACCTTTTATAATAATCAAACAATCCAATTTTCTTTAAATAATATTTTTTACTCAATATAGTGCCATGAGTTCTACCTAAGGCCATAGCTATATCAGCTTTTTGCATACTATCCCACATAGAACACATATATATCAAATCATCTTTAGTAAATGGTTTTCCATGATTTTCATGAAACTCTGGATTATATCTAAGCCTATGGTTTGACTTTGTATATTCTAACCCATCAATAGTAATTGATACTGACATGATTATTCCCTCCATCATCATACTATATTATTACACTAGTACAGTTAAGGTGTAGAAATGCATAGTTTAATCCCTATACCTATTTAGTTTTAAAACTGTCTTTTCCAAATAATTTTTATACTCTTATATTTCTCTTTTAATGTTTCATATAACTCAGTTATCTGTAATCCTGTATTTTCTCCATTGCAGAACCAAACCCCATATTCACTATCTTTATTAGGTTTTCTATATCTTAACTGAAGCTTTTTATCATCACATTGTAAGTTAACATTACAATGTGTCATAAGCACTAAATAAACATTATCTCTTTTTGCCATTATTCTCCCTCTTTCCATTTCCATTAGTAAGTTAATCTTTGACCGCAGTTTGAACAATACATCCAATTCACTGCTGATTTACAAACTGGGCATGCTTGACTTATTGTTTTTGTTCTTATAACCTTCTTAGGTACTTGTTTTTCTAATGTTGATATAACTAATTCATCATAAGGACTTCCATAACCATTGAAATATTTTATAGCTTTTTTTATTTCTTTGTCTGTATTTTCTTTTCTTGATTTTAACTTCCTATATTCTGCATCTGCTTTCTCTATTTCTTTTGCAAGTTCTGGATTCTTTTTAATAGCCTTTCTGATTTCTTCTTCTGGATCTATTTTATGAAATGGCATTATTCTTTTTCCTCCTCATTAAACAATACTTAATTGCTCAAACCCTATAGGTTTATAATTCATAAGTATCAATTCATTTCTTACTGGACATTTTTCTCCATCAGTTCTATTTTTTATTTGGCTGGCCGTACTGTATTCAACTATATGCCAATCTTTATATAATTCATCTATTAATGGACTACTATAATAACAAACCATAGCTTTTCCTTTAATTTTATCTAATCTTTTCTTTAATCTTATATGATCCTTTTCTTCAAATCCTCCAAAATACATATCTTCATGTTTATGATAGGGTGGATCTAAGAAAAATAATGTTTCTTCTGTATCATAAAATTTTATTACTTCCTCAAAATCTCTATTTAATATATTCCACTCTTTTATTAACTCAGCCATCTTAGGAATTAATTCTGTAGCTGTCATTAATTGCTTAGCCTTATTTTGAGTTTTAGACAATCCTATTCCATTTCTATATTTGTGTCCTCCACCACCAAAACAAACTCTCATGAGATAATAAAATCTTACTGCAGCTTGTAAATTATCTTCCGGCCATGCTTCCCATTTCCATTTTTCAAATAAGCTCTCACTATAAGGTAATGAACTACATTCTTTATATAGCCTTTCCGGATCCTCTTTAAGTACCATTATATAATTTATTAATCTATCATTAATATCATTTACTACTGTAAGTTTTGCTGGACTTACTGTTTCTTTATAAAAAGGTATTGCTCCGGATCCAAAGAAACAATCTACAAATATTTTATGTTCTGGCATTAAATCCAGGTACTTTTCCTCTTTACCATGTTTGCCACCTATCCACTTTATATTGCTTATATGTTTAAGCTTCATTTTCTCACCTCTATTTATAAGTCATACCTAATTTTAAGCATTTTTAAAACCTTTGTTATTATTCTAAAATTTCTATCCTGATAAGTATCTTGATTTATAAATTCTTCTAAAATCTTTGTAATCTCTTTTTCTTTTCTTTTATAAACTTCTCTATGCTTTTTAATATCTTCATCAAATTTTTGAGGTTCAAACTCATATTTAGATGATCCCATCATTGACAATTTACGCATACATCCACCTTCTTTGGTTTATATAAATTTCAATTCAAAAATATATCTTTTTACTTTTCCCTAGTGGGAATCTTCTATAGTAACATTTACCTGTTTCTTCTTCATTTTTAATCTCTTTAATAAGCTGCTTAGTTTCCTCTAATTGATTTTCATTACAATCTTTTCTAAAATAATCCTTACTATTTGTTCTAAATTCAACCCTATATTTATTTATTTCATATATCTCCATTTTTTTGAATTGTGATTTAACCACATATTCTAATAAAATCATATAGTGCTCTATATTTAGCTATCCCTTTACAAGCACTCCAAGGGAATCCAGTTTGCTTTTTTATTAATTTTGCTCTTTTAGCAATTTTCCTTTGATATCTATTCACTTTATATATCTCCTTTATTTATATATTATTGGCTCATTGTCTTTCTTAGGATATTGTTGTAAAATGATAGATTCCACATAACTTTTATTTATATGTTTATTTACATATTCCATATGGTTTACAAAATCCTTCATAGTATAAGTTGCTTTACTTTTGTCATTGCATTTTATAAATAATTTTTTCATCTTAACCTCTCCAATTTTTTAATTATGATTATTTATTTTCTTTATAAGTTAATAAAATAAAGTCATATTTTAATGCATTTACTGCTATAATCTCAATGTATTGATTTTCTTTTATAAAATCTTGATAATCATATACAGCATTTAAACCATTTATAGTTGTAAATAATTTTGTTTTTATCATATAATTTTCTCCTTAATTTTATTGCACAATAATTTCATTCTCCTTTAAATTCATAATATCTTTGAATTGTGACACTAAAACACTACAACCATACTTGGAAATGGCGCTGAGTTTTTAGCATCTCCGAATTTTAACCTACCTTTTACAAATCTTATTTCCTTAACTTTATGATAAATATATTCATGAAAATACTTTGTATCTGTTCTAGCTGGTATTAACATTACTACTGTTGTATTAGGTTTTAGACTTTCTTCATAACACTTTTTAACCCAATCCTTTAAAACCCTACCATATGGAGGATTACAAAATACTTTATATCCTTGCCAATCCTGTTTTAGTCCATCTATTTCTTTGGTAAAATATTTAGAACACTTAGCATTTTCATGGGTAGCACATGGATCTAGATCAAAGTTAAACTCTTTATTTAATTTATCAAAGAAGTCTTGCGGTGTTGCCCATAAATCCGTTTCACTACTAAACATTACCGCTGTATTCAATTTATCACCTTCTTTTCTGTCGCCTTAATTTCAATATCTGACCATGGCTCTCCACAATGTTCTATTAAAATACATTCTCCACAATGCATTCCTAATTCTCCTATTTTCATTTTTCTAACCTCTTTATTTCATTTAATACTTGTTTTAAAGTCATGCTGTGTTGATACTTTATCCCATGTTTCTTAAAAAATTTAGTATTTCTCTTTCTCCATATTTCTTCAAGCTTTCTAAATAACATTCTCCATTCACTTCTCTCTCAATTAACTTTATATTATTAGCTAAATCTATTTCAGTATTTTTTTCAAATTCTTCTCTAGTCATATATTCTTTAATTTCATCAATCATTTTTTTACGTTCTAAAAATTCTTTTGATAATTTATTAAATTTATATGGCATATTAAAATAATTTGATAATGTCAATTTAACTTTTAAATCAATCATTTAACCACTTCCAATATTATTTAATATTTGAATTAAATCTTTTCAACGTTCTATATTTTTACCTATAAATAAATATCCCATGTCTGAAACTTTAAAACACTCTTTATCGATTGCTCCACTATAGGTTGATAGTAATGCACCTGTACACCAACTAGATTCAGTTATTAAACATTTTACTATTAGATCACCATTAACCCGTTTTATTTCTTCTAGTTTCGCTATCATTTCACTTATATTCATTAATATTTACCTCACAGCTTCTTTGTAAATTTCATAATTATTATTTCTTTCTCCTATCTCTATAAAATTTAAATATATTTTCTATGAATCCATGTTTCTCACTATCATATTTCCCATAGCATCCATTTACATCAGATTGAATTGTGTTATTGCAATCATCACAGAATCCTGCTGTTACTTTTACATCTATTAAATTCCCTAAAGCCATTTTTTCTTTAGCAATAACATATCCATGGTGATGAACTGCTGGTTTGCCACAAACTATACAATTTGATGTAGCACAACATTTAAACATTTATAGTCCCTTCCTTCACGAAATCTTTGAATTGTGACTATTCTTCTCTATCGCTTAAACACTCTTCACAAAACCCAATATGCTCAAGATAACAATCTTTACAAAGCGTTACCTCGCATATATCACAACTAAATTGGTCATACACTGCTAATGTATTATCAATTTCTTTTCCACAATCCCAACAAATCATCTTTATACCTCCAATATTTCAACTTTTCAATTATATTTAACTGTTCTTTCATTTCCTTTATTAATTCTTTTACAATATCTTTTTTATTTAATTCAGCATAAGTCTGAATGTTCTCTGCTAATAACTTTAAAGATTCAAAATCCTCTTTATATAACATTTATTTACTTCCCTTTCCTGTTTGGAATGTGACTTAATTCAATATTGCTTCTAATTCTTCTTTTAATATTCCCTTTAGCTCGTCAGATTCCTGTATCATATTTTCAAGTAAAGTTATCTTTTGCAACATATCTCTTTTTTTGTAATATAACTCACATGAATCTTCCTTTAATTCATTTATTATCTGTTCAACAATATTCATATATGATATTCACTCCTTCGCCTTAATTTCATATTAATCCCTTACCAACTCTGGGGTTTCATATATATTTCCTTTTACTCTTAAGTAGTTGCATTCTCCCCAAAGGCTTTTAGCTCTGCACTCTTCCTCGTTATCTACCCACCATGCACCCTCATGAAAAACTACCACTCCGTCTAATGGCTCTTCATTACTAATTAACATGTTTTCAATATGAACTATATCTCCCTCAAAGATTTCTTTTCCATTTCTATCCTTTACACCTGTAGAAAATATAGGCTTTATATGTTTTGAGTATTCTGTTCCTTCCCATTCAACACAATCATTCTCCTCTGATTCATGGTAAATTAATTGTGAAACCTCTCCATTACAACCAATTGCAAAGCTTGAAGTATTTTCATACATGATCTTGTTTTTCATGTCCCAAAATTTTATATTCATATGCTCCCCTCCATACATTCAATTTTTTCTTGCAACTCTTTTAATCTATTCATTTTTTCCTCATAAGCTTGAGTTTCTTCTTGGATTTTTTTATTGATAACAGAATTAATACATACTAAAAACTTTTTAGATGGCTGTTTACCTTCTTCTATATTCTTAAATGCATTGTGGATCCCTTGCTTTGTATATCCAGTTAACTTTTCAATTTCTACACCCTTTAAACCAATCTCTTTTCTAAAATCAGAATAGCTTTTCACTCTCGCCACCTTCTTTTACCCTTTTAATTTATTCTGTAATTTCTTTTTACGTTTTTGTTTATTTTAGTCAATTATTTGTGTCGTATAAATTTCAAATTACGTATTCTTAAGCTCTACACGCTCCCATGTAAGAAAGCTTCTATACGCTTCAAGTTCTAACCTCAAATTTCTCATAGCTTCTATGCATACACTATAGTTAGTTTCTGCTATGTCTCTATTTAATCTTAATTTTGCAATCTCTTCTTTCCCTTTTGCTAAATCATTTATTAGTGTTGCTGGCTGTTTCTCTAACTGTCTTAATCTTAAAATTTCTTTTCTAAGAGCTACTTTATAGTCATACTCTGCTGCAGCTTTCTTTACTCCTAGAGTTTTTAATTCTGTATTACCTCTAGTTAATGCTTGCTGACATACTCCTATCTTTTTCATTATTTCAACTGGTGTCATATTATC